ATGCGGATACCAACTGGAAATTTTGGCAATGTGGTGCCGGAGGCCCAGCGTACGCGAATTGACGTTGGGAACGTTGGTGCTCCTGCCAATGCACTGCAGCATCTGGCGACCGTCGGGATCGGTGTTGCCGAAGATCAGCAGCGCCGAATTGCCCAGGAAAACCAGAGCCAGCTGCAGGCGCTGACGCTACAGCTTGATGATTTCAGTAACGGGCTGGTTAACGATCCTGACCATGGCTTACTGGCACAGCAGGGAACCAATGCGGAAGGTGCGACCAAAAACTACACCAGCCAGTACGAAGACTTTGCGAACAAACTTGCAGCCGATTTACCGCAGGAAGTGCGCCAGCAGTTCCAGCAGCAGGCAATCGCAAAACGCATCCAGCTCGAGCGCACAGGATTAACCCATGAACTGAGCCAGCGCCGCCAGGTGGAGCAGGGAAATTTTGAATCGACCATAGCGAACAGCTCCACGCGCGCGCAGAGCTATTGGGGTGACAACGTTAATTATCAGTTAGAGGTTGGTAGCGCGCAGCAGCAGATCGCTGAGTATGGCAAGGCCCACGGTTGGACGCCGGAACAGGTAACCGAACAGCAAAATAATTACGTTAAGACAACTGCATATAAAACCATGGAAAACTTGGTTGCGTCAGATGCCGACACGGCCGCCAGGCTGATGGGCGAGCCTTCAGACGTCGGCGGAGCGGTGCGCTACAGCGGCGGCGGTGCTTCTGACCCGGTAGGACTTCGCAACAATAACCCCGGCAATCTGGTTAAAACTGCCAATACCTGGGACGGGGAAGTAAAAGGCGATGGTCGTTTTGCGTCGTTCGCCACACCGGAACACGGGCTGCGCGCGCTATGTAAAAATCTTCTGGCCTACAACAAACGCGGTTACACCACGGTTGAGCAAATTATCGGGCGGTGGGCGCCACCAAACGAAAACGACACTGCAGCCTATACGGCGGCGGTATCCAAGGCGCTCGGCGTGCCGGCTGACAAACGTCTTGATCTGACCGATATCAACACGCTTACCGCGCTGTGCGCCAGCATCACCCAACACGAAAATGGCAGCAATCCCTATTCGCAAGAGCAGATCACCACCGGTGCTATGGCTGCATTGGGAATGACCGCCTTGCCACAGCCAGAAGGTGGAAATTTGCGTGCAGCTGGCGCAGCAACAGCGGTTACTCAGCTTGACCCGGTACAGCTGGCGCGACTGCGTAGCATGGCGCAAGGGCAGTTAAGCCAACAGCAGCGTGAATATCGTGCCGGGCTGGAAAGTGAGCTGAAGGACTTTAACGCCGTCGCCTACCAGGGCAAGAGCTATCCACGCGAGTTTAGCGAGGGCGAGTTTGTCCGTGCTTATGGGTATGACGCCGGACAAAAAGAGTACGCCAGCTACCTCGACACGCGCCAACTTAGCCGCGACATTTCGGTTGTACAACAGCTATCTCCGGGCGGTCAGCAGGCACTGCTTAACGCTCGCGAGCCGGTACCCGGCGAAGGGTTCGCCGAATCGTCTAAGCGATACGAAACCTTGCAAAAAGCCGTGGCGTACGTGAACAAAGTACGTGAAGCCGATCCCATCCTTTATGCCGCCGGCCAACAGCAGGTAAACCCGCTGGACATGCAATCCCCTGAGGCATTCGGCAGCAGCCTTACCAACCGTGCCAGCGCTACCCCGGAGATCGCCCGACACTACGGCACGCCGTTAACCGTATTTTCAAAGGCAGAAGCATCGCAGATTGGTGAGATGCTGCGTACAGCGCCAGCGTCGCAGTCTGTCGCCTACCTGGATGCGATGCGCCAGGGGTTAGGGACTGGCGCGCAGTATTCCGCAGCTCTGCAGCAGGTTAGCAGTTACGCCCCGTCTGCTGCAGTCGCAGGCGCGATTATGGGTAAGAGCGGTAATGTGATCGGCAAGTCCGGATGGATCTCAGACTCCATGGTAAACCCCGATGATGCGGCAAAAACAATCATCGAAGGGGCGAATGCTCGGGCTGGGATCACCACCAAAGTGAACGGGGTGGAGAACAAAACGAAAGGAATCGAGATACCGAAAGATTCCGATCTGCGCCCTGATTTTGTTGATGCAGTTGGGAACGCCTTTGCCGGTGATGCTGCTGGCGCGTCACAGGCCTATGAGGTGGCCAAGGACTACTACGCCGGGCTGATGGCCAAAAAAGGTGATGTTTCTGGCGAGTATGATCGTGACGCATGGACTCAGGCAATCAACGTGGCCACCGGTGGCGTTTACGATTACAACGGGCAAGGAGAGGTTTTGCTGCCGTGGGGAATGTCAGAGGGGCAGTTTGATTCTGCGGTTAACACCGCATGGAAATCTCAGATTGTCGAGGCTGGCATAAAAGCGCCGCCTGGCCAGTATGGCTTGCAGAGCTTTGGCGACAGCCAATACCTGATAAAACTTGGAGCTGGCTACCTGCTCGGAAAGGACGGTAATCCGGTCGTGCTCAGCATCAACGCTGAGCGCGTTCGACTCGGAAATGGAGGGATACCGCAGTGAGTTATTTCGGATTTAACCAGGCGCAGCAAAACAGGGAGCTGGCGACGGCAGCAGAAAACCCGATCGGGTCCGCCCGCTCTGATGCTGATTTTTTTGATGGCGCATTCACTGCACCTTTCAAGGGGCTTTACGCCGGGGTTACACAGGCCGATCAAGTTGCCTGGGCTGGCGTGGATGCTGTTGTGTCGCCGATCTCGCGGGCTGTTAATGATGCGTTCGGGGTGAACGACACCTCTGAAAGTTTCATCAAGAATCAGCGAAAGCTGGCGGAACAGCAGGTGCGAGCGTTAACGCCTGATGCAGGAACCACCGGTACCGCCGGGCAGGTGCTTTTCTCTCTGGCGGAGGTGGGTGGGCAGGCGGCGGCTGGCACGTTGTTGGGTGGGTTGCCTGGCGCTGCGGCAACAGTTGGCGGCCTGCAGGGCTTTTCCGATTACGAGAAGTCTCGTGCTGACGGTGTGGATTATGGCACCGCTGTAGAAAAAGCGCTGGTAACTGGCGGGACAGCGGCGCTTGGCGCAGTTCTTCCTATGTCTCTCGGCCTTCGTGCCGGTGGTGCAGTAGCTGAAGGTGTTGGCGCCGCTCTAACTTCCGGCGGTACAGCTGTAGGAGCTGCTGCCGGTACTGCTGCGCGGGCGGTACCTGACCTGCTTTATTCCGCAGGTACCAACGTCGCGATGGGCATGGCACAGAGGGGTTTATCAGCGGAGATCCTACGACGCGGTGGCTATGAGTATATGGCCCGCCAGTACGATGTTTTCGATAACCAGGCGTTGGCGGTCGACGCCGTGCTCGGCATAGCTTTCGGCGGGCTTGGTCGATTTATCAATAGCCGGGGCGAAAGCGTGGCGGTACGCAGCGCAGAGCCGGCAGAGATCGACGCGGCGCTGACTTCAAGCTCTCACCTCAACTATGAGGTTACGGCATCGCCTGGTGTTCCTGTAAGCGTCCTATCACGCAATGCGCATGCCCGCGCCATGGATAAAGCCATGACTGATGCGCTCGCTGGGCACCCGGTAGACGTCGGTTCATTGATGGATGGAGCCGAGTTTATTCAGCGCCGCCCGCGCGTCGATCTGGCATCGCAAGAGGTGCGTAAGGCGATGGGATTACCTGATGCCGTAATTCGCGACACTGACGCGGTTCGTTTCGACGATGTGGCCGGCGCCAATTATCTCGCAACACCGAAACCCAGAACGCGACAGCAGATCCAGCAAGATGAAATTGCGGGCGCGGAGCGCGCCATACGCGGGGATGATTCCCGTGCAGCGGAGGCCGATACACTGGAGGCGCAGCGCGCCATTTCCGACAACCCGGATCTGCAGGTTCATGTCGTAAATCCAGATGACAGCACAACGGTGGTAAGAGCTGCCGATCTAATGGCTGAGGCCGATCGCGATGTTGCCAATGCCCAACATGACGCAAATTTATTTGATGTGGCCGTGAGCTGCTTCCTGAGGAGATAATTTCATGAGAGACGAGTGCATTCAGGCGATCACCGCAGCATCACAGCGACCACTTACCGCCGCAGAAATAAAAGGGATTGAAGATCGCATCGTGAAAAATATGCGCAACCTCGCGCGTAACGATCCAGCTTCATGGCGCAATCTTAGCGAAGCGGAACGGATGCAGCGCGCCGGGCAGATGGCGGCCGACGAATTGCAGCGCGAGGCCGCACTGAAAAAGCGGCGTGTAGCCTTAACCATTGCCGCGCGCCAGCGCCTTGATAACTACATCAACAGCTACCAGGGCAAGGATGGAAAGCTCGAGGCGCTAAACCGCACCATAGCTTTTCACGCGGACGGCAAGGCTAATTTTCTTTCCGTTGAGTCGAGAACCAAGGCGACCCGCGATTATGCTCTGAGCCAGTTGGAGGAGCTTTTCGAAGCTATCGATCCGCGCTTCTTCCAGCTGTTCGAAGACAATCAAGGCGTGCGCGATCTGGTCTACGAAATGCGCGGGCAGGAAACTGGAAATCAGCGGGCTAAAAAAGGCGCCCAAGCGTGGCGTCGTGTCGCAGAACTGCTGCGCCAGCGCTTCAACGATGCCGGCGGCGATGTGGGATTCCTGGAGGATTGGGGGCTGCCGCAGCATCATTCCATGGAGAAGGTGGGTAAGGCGTCACAGGATGAATGGGTGGGCTTTGTCGTTGGGAAACTCGACCGCAATAAATATGTGAAAACGGCGAGATGATGAATGATGCGGAGCTTGCTGCGTTCCTGGGCGACGCCTACAAAACGATCGCTACTGGAGGTATGAACAAGCTGGGCGACAGTGGGCTGCGGATCTCTGGCGCTCGGGCAAATCGCGGGAGTGCTGAACGGCAGATTCATTTTCGTGATGCCGAAACCTACCTCGAATACCAGCAGCGCTTTGGCGAAAAATCGATGTGGGACATTTTGGTAAATCACATTGATGGCGTGAGCAAGGATATCGCGCTGGTGGAAACCTACGGGCCCAACCCCGATCACGTATTCCGGTCTCTGCTGGATCAGCTGACCAGCGAGACAGCAAAGGCAAACCCGCAGCGGTCAGGGCGTATTAATCGCCTGCGTAACAGTACCGAGAGCCTTTACAATTTTGTTGCCGGAAAAACGCAACCCATCGCGAACCCACATATCGCGCGCTGGTCGGATAACGTCCGAAACTGGCTTGTTGCAACGCGGCTCGGTTCGGCGCTGATCTCTTCACTTTCGGATAACGGCACTATGTACCTTACCGCCAAAGTGAACAATCTGCCCATGGCGCAGTTGTTGCGTAACCAGTTGGCAGCCATGAATCCGGCGAACAAAGAAGAGCTTCGGCTTGCGCGCGGCGCCGGCCTATCGATGGAAACGCTGATCGGCAGCGTGAACCGCTGGGCGACCGACAACATGGGCCCATCGGCGTCACGCTGGACGGCCAACGCAGTTATGCGCGCCAGCGGCCTGTCTGCCTGGTCGGATGCCCATAAACGCGCCTATGGCGTCACCATGATGGGCGGCGTGGGTAATCTGGTGCGTCAGCATGGAAGCCTTGGGAAAATTGCTGCTGATGATAGCCGGATCCTCAAAAGCAAAGGGATTACAGAACGCGACTGGAGCATTTGGCGCCTGGCCGAACAAGAGGGTTGGGGGAACGGTAATACAACCATGCTCACCCCGGAAAGCATCATGCGTATTCCGAATGAAAAACTCGAGGCATTTGGTAACCCGGAGCGAGTGAAGTTCGAGGCGATGCGCAAGCTTCTCGCCACGGTTTCCGAAGAGGTTGACATGGCGGTGATCTCGCCTGGCGCGCGGGAGCGCATGATCGCAGGCGCGGGCATGCAACGAGGCACTGTTTCAGGGGAGCTTTGGCGCAGCCTTTTCCTGTTCAAATCCTTCCCGATATCAGTGATGATGCGCCATTGGTCGCGTGCTATGGGAATGCCATCGGCTGGCGGCCGCGCCGCTTACCTCGCGACGTTCTTGGCTAGCACGACGATTTTAGGAGCTATGTCTCAACAGATTAGCGACCTGATTGCGGGCAAAAATCCCCGCGAAGCCTTTGGCGAAAAGGCACCGCAATTCTGGCTTAACGCGCTGCTTAAAGGCGGTGGTTTGGGGCTGTATGGGGATTTTCTGCTATCTGACCACACACGATATGGATCCGGAGCGCTGGCCTCCATGCTTGGCCCGGTAGCCGGATTGGTTGATGATGCAATCAAGTTGGCGCAGGGCGTTCCGCTAAATGCCGTCGAAGGAAAGCCGGAGCAGACAGGTGGTGATACCGTGAAGTTTGTGAAAGGTCTAATCCCTGGACAAAACCTGTGGTACACAAAAGCCGTTTTGGATCATATGATATTCAACCAAATGCAAGAGTATTTCTCTCCTGGTTATTTGCGCAGGATGGAAAAGCGCTCTAAAAAAGAATTCAATCAAACCTACTGGTGGCGCCCACAAGATAGATTGCCGCAATAAGGAAAATAAAGCATGCATCTAATCATCGGTGTTGTGGTATTTGCATTAGTAATGTGGTGGCTTTATAGGAAGGATGTTTTTGATGAAGGTGAGTTCTTTGCGATCATGGTGCTTGCTGGGAGTGCTTTGGCCGGGTACTTGGGAACAACGAACTATTAATAATTAAATAATTTAACTGGTGAATAAATGAGTGTACGTCATCTGATTGGAGCCATCTTGTTAGGATTCGTCTCCTTGGCACCTACAGCGGGTAATGCCGCTGTTTTCGGTGGATCCAATCTACGCTTTTCTGGATATCCTGAGTTTGATGAATACCCACCCAGCCCGCCGTATGGTAATGATAAATACGCATGGGAGAACTACAAAAGAGAAATTGAAGACTACGTTAATAAAGCGAAAGAATACGTAGAGAATGCAAATAATGATATTTCTCGCATTAAAGAGGCGAAAGATGAAGCCATTCAAAAGGCAAATAATGCCGTAGATGAGTACAACAGAAATGTAAGGGGCTACTGATAACAGATAGTCAGGAAACCGACCAATCCCCCGTCGCATCATAGCCCCATGACAACCATGGGGCTTTTTTATGCACAACGATTACAAAACCCGCCTTACCGCGCTGAGCGACAAGTTAACCGACGTCGTGCTCGAGGAAGCCGATCCGGATACCTGGCCAGGCGCCGACAAACCACTCGACAAACACACGAAGCAGGAGCGCGGCGATCGCTACTGGTGCAAGAAGAACGCAGCGGCGTCGCTCACACTGCTGGTGAAGGTGCATTCGCTGATCGGCATGCAAACGCGCGGCGGAACGCCGAAAGACGGCGACGAGCCAGACGACGAGGCGTTTCGCCTTGGGCAGCAGGTATCCGCCGCTGAGCGCGCGGCGCAGGAAGTTCTCGACCGTATCCAGCAGCGGAAAAAATGATTTCGTTCGTCGCCTTTTTCATCATGTGGGCGGAGCGGATGGGGTGGGATGTTCCCGACTGCCATTACCGCGCCTGTCACTGGCTCGAGCACCGCGGCGATCTGGCGGTGCTTCGCTGTTTCCGTGGTTTCGGTAAATCCACCATTCTGGCGGTGTATAACGCCTGGCGGTATTACCGGGATCGCCAGTACCGGATCTTGCACCAATCCGAGGCCGACGGTACGGCGTACAAAACCAGCCGCGACACGCAGAACGTGCTGCGCAATCACCCGCTGACGCGTGGCATGCTGCCGGACGGGCAGGGAACGGTAGAGCAGTGGTGGGTTAACGGCTCGCTGGATATGCGTAACGGCAGCATGTACGCAAAAGGCATCCTGTCGAACGTCACCTCGGCCCGCGCCGACGAGTGCCAAAACGATGACGTCGAAGTCCCTCGAAACATCCAGACGCCGGAGGCGCGCGAGAAACTGCGCTACCGCCTCGGAGAGCAAACGCACATCCTCGTGCCCGGCGGCCGCAAGCTGTACATCGGCACGCCGCACACCCACGATAGCCTATACGATGAGGTCGAAGCCATGGGCGCCGACTGCCTGACGATCAAGCTTTTCGAGAAAGAGCACCGCATCGATGAAAAACAGGCGACGGCGCGCAGCTACGCGCTGCCATTCCGGCCGGAATACGTCTTTGTCGGCATCCACATCGGCGCGCGTCTGCTCGCCGAGGGTGTCGACTATCAGCTGACGGCTACCGGGATCACCTTCGCTGAGCCGCCAGGAACAACAGTGGACTGCTACGCCGAATGCGCATGGCCAGAGCGGTTCACGCCGGCCGAGATGGAGAAGCGCCGGCAGGAAACGCGCACGGTCAACGAATGGGATAGCCAGTACCAGCTGCACAGTAAACCGATCGGCGAATCCCGCCTCGACCCTGAACGCATCCGCGAGTACAACGTGCAGCCGGAAATCCGGTACGCGAACCGCACCGCCTCGATGTGGTTGGGCAGCCAGCAGATCGTTGGTGCTGTAGCCTGGTGGGACGTGGCCACCGGCAAAGCGAAAGCTGACGCCAGCGCATTTTCTCTGGTGCTGACCGACGCACGCGGGCACCTGTACTGGCATGTGTGCCAGGAGCTGATCGGTGATCTGGCCGAGTTCGACGAGCGCGACAAAATCACCGGCGGCCAGGTGGTGCAGATCCGTGATCTGGTGATCCGGTACCAGATACCGCAGGTCGTGGTCGAGGTGAACGGCCCAGGCAGCTTCGCCGGCAAGCTGCTTCGCCAGGCGCTGAAAGGTACCGGTTGCGGTGTCCGTGAGGAGTTCACCATAACCAACAAGCAAAAACGCATCCTCGACGCGTTTGAGGCGCCGCTGTCGTCTCGTTTCCTGTGGGCGCATAGCGACGTGCTCGACGGGCCGGCCTACGACCAAATGCGAGATTTCAACCCGGCGGTAACCAACCAGCCGGACGACTTTATCGACTCTGGTGCGGGGGCTATCAGCGAGACGCCGGTGCGCATCGGGAAATTGGTCGGGAAACCGACCGCTCAGGGGCGGGAAGATTGGCAGCCAACAGATGGCGATCATGAGGTCGCAGTGGACTATTAAAACCGAGGCTGCCTTATGTCGGTACCTAACCAGACCCCATACAACATTTACACGGCCAACGGCCTGACAACTGTTTTCCCCTACGAATTTTACCTGCTGAATGCCGGTGATTTAGCTGTTTCCCTCAACGGCTCGATAATCACCTCCGGCTATACGATTTCTGGCGTGGGTAACGTTGATGGCGGCGAGGTTTCATTTCTGACCCCGCCGGCGAATGGCGTTACCGTTATGCTTGAGCGCGTGATCCCCACCTACCGCCTGACAGACTATCAGGACAACGGCGATCTGTTGGCTGATACCGTAAACAAGGATTTCGATCGGCTGTGGATGGCCATTCAGCAGGCGTTTATCTACCTCGGCCTGGCGCTGACGCGTCCACTGCTCCGCGGCCCATTCAATGCAAAAGGGTACCGGATCGAAAGCCTTGGATACCCGGTCAACAGCTCAGATGCGGCCAATAAGCAATACGTCGAAGACGTCGCCGCAGGAACATTGAATCGCACGCTGCGGGTTCCTGAAAATTACGTCCGTGTTATTCCTGCAATCGGCAGCCGCCGGCGCCAGCTCCTGGCGTTCGATGACTTCGGCAACCCTATCACCGTGCTGCCTGAATCTGGTTCGGCGTCAGACGTTCTGATTGTGCTTGCTGGGGCGGATGGCGCTGACCGAATTGGCATGGGGCAGAGCACTGTGCGCGATGTAATCGGCTACGTTACCCCTGAAATGTTTGGCGTGCCTGATGATGGTGACTGGACTCCACAGATTACCGCCGCCGTGGCGACAATGCGCGAAGTCCATTTGATGGCCGGAAAAGAGTATCGCTGCGACGGTACGATCTACATGCCTTCGAACAACATGCAGCGCCTGAAATTCGTTTTCAACGGCGCAACTATTTTCGCCAATCACATGCAGCCGGTGTTCCGAGCGCCGGCGCCGCTTGAGTCGCCAGCAATTTCGTATTACCACATTGTCGGGCCGGGAAAAATTCGCAGCATTGGCAGCGTGGACACCGTATATGAGCAGGGGAAAAACTTCGTTGGATTCCCTGCCGGCGATCACAGCAGCATTTACAACATTGAGATGACGGATATCTCATGCGACGGCGCCCAGTTCTGGGGGTACGCGGGGCACGGTGGAGATCTGTTCTTTGACAACGTCCGTGATAACCCTGTGGCGACGTATGGCCTGTACAACCAAATCGGGCGAGTGAACATTGGCCACTCTGGCGGTGACACATTGCTGATGAAGGGGAACTATAACAGCGTCGAGTGGTGCCATGCTAAAAAGGCGGGTTTACCTGGGAACAACCCAGAGCCTGGATACATCTGCGGTGGATGCGTCATATTTGGTGCGCCGGTTGACGGTGACCCTCTCGGCAGCAATAACCGAGTTGGCTACTATAAGGCTGATCAGTGGTCTTCGTTGGGCGTCGGCTTCTCTGGGGATAACTGCAGTGTTGGTGAGATCGAGCTGGGCGAGAGTATTTTTGAAGACGATAGCCCGCTGGTGCAGGGTAACAAACCGTATGTCGCCATATACAACGGCAATGGGAATCACATTGGTCGAATCACATCAAAAAAATCTGCCTACGGTGTTCTATTTATCCGTGGCGAGCGCCACACGTTAGATTATGCAGAGCTGAACAACTGTCACAAAGAGCAGTTGAGTTTAAACATTAATACCGTAGGCTCAACAGTTGGCGATTTTGTTGTGAACAACTCACTTCACGTCGGCATGTATATCGAGCCTGGTGCCGGCTGCTCTATCAACAGAATTATTTTCAATAACGCGGATATCCCTCTTGGGAATACAGCTTGCCAGATCAGGAACGCGAATGCGTCAATTGGAGAGATCCGCATAAATGGTTCAGGCTCCAGCTCAGGATCGGGGGTTTTTGTTGAACAGCGCGCAAAAAGCGCTATTCGATTTATAACCTGTAACAACATCAATGGAATGGCTGTGTGGGTTCGCCCTGGCGGCCGTGCTCCGTCTTCGGCTCATTTATCAAATTTGTCAACTGCAACTCGACCTGTCATGCAGATTTCCTCAAACCAGTCCGCATGCTCCAACTACTACATATTGAATAACTCGTCGACTGGGCAGCCGACTGTTTACGCCGAGCCATCTTCAGGCGGTGCAGTTTCAACGTGGGTGGGCTGTGAGGGGGCGATACCGCTGGCACAGGGCGGGGCAACGTTAAACGCAGCAACGACCTCTAACCGTTTTTATTAATAGGGTTAAACATGACTGAATATTCAGATATTAGTGCGACGGACAACCGAGAGTGGATTTCTTTTTCTGACAAACTTCCAGCTGTTGAGGATGGGAAGCCAGAAAAGATATATGTGAAATACAAAATGCTTATCGCATATGAAGAAACTCCAACAGCCACGGTTGAATGGGCGCTCAGCGATGAAGGCCGAGAACAGTTATCACACTGGGCTTACATTACCGACGGTAATTAATTTACCGCGAAAGCGGGGTGGAGCCATGAAAATGGATAAAATCACGACAGGTATTTCTTATGGCGCCTCCGGTGGTGGCGCTGCATTCTGGTTTACCAAGCTGCTTGATGGATACTCGCCTGAGCAATGGGCCGCGATTGGAGTTTTGGGCGGATTGTTTTTCGCATTTCTCACCTGGCTAATGAACCTGTATTTCAAGATTCGTGAGGATCGCCGCCGCGAACGCATGGGGAGGATTGCCGATGAGCAAGCTGAATAAAACCGGTGCCGCCGGTGCCGTCTGTTCTGTAGCGGTAATCATCGGCCTGGTGCTGTCGAGTGGCGAAGTGAAGACCAGCCACGCAGGGCTTGAGCTGATCGGCAATGCAGAGGGCTGCCGCCGAGACCCGTACAAATGTCCCGCTGATGTGTGGACGGATGGCATCGGCAACACGCACAGCGTTAAACAAGGCGTGCGCAAGACAGAGCAGCAGATCGCCGCGGACTGGCAAAAGAACATCCTTGTGGCTGAGCGGTGCGTTACTCGCTACGCCGCCGGTGACAAGCTGCGGCAGGGGGCATTCGATGCGGCGGTGAGCATCACGTTTAATGCTGGTTGCGCGACGATGCAGAAATCGACGATGTTCCGGCTGTTCCGCCAGGGGGAAACTGTGGCCGCCTGCGATCAGTTCCCGCGCTGGGTATACGCCGGCGGCGTAAAGCTCAACGGCCTGGTAATCCGCCGTGACAAGGAGCGCACGTTATGTCTGGCAAAATAACATCTGCGGTGGTGATCCTGCTGGCGCTGGCAGCCATTGCCGGCGCTGGCGCCTGGCTGGCAGCTCGACACTACCAGCCAACGATTGACCGGCTCAACGATGCGCTGACGCAATGCCGCGATACCGGCAGGCAGCAGGCGGCGACGATCGACAGCCAGAACGCTGGCATAACGGCACTGCAGCGTGAACAAGCTGAGAGAGAGGCCAAGGCCAAGGCTGATCAGGAAAAAGCCCGCAAGCAGGCCCATGGCGATTATGAAAAGGCCAATGCGGTGATGGCAGAGCGAACCACTGGCGAGGTGTGTGCAGCGGCGTCTGCTGCGTTTGACGCAGAGCTGCGCCGGGAGCGTGCACAATGAAGAGTCTGTTCATGGTTTCCGCTCTGGCATTGGCCGGCTGCTCGAACGTGCCGTCGGCGCCGTCATATGTTGAAGTAAAAGTCCCGATCGCCGTGCCGTGCAAAACGGCAGACGTTGCGCGCCCGGCGTTCGCAGTTGACCAGTTGCAGATAGGTGCCCCAATTGATGTGCAAATGCGTGCGCTGCGCGCTGAGCGTCACCAACGGATCGGCTATGAGCGCGAGCTGTTGGCGGCTAACGAATCCTGCAAATAACTTTCTTTCCTGCCTGATCATAATCATAGCGCCAGTGAACAACTCGGCGCTTTTCCATCGTTCCCATGCATGATTATACTGTATATGAATACAGTATCTGTTGTGAGTTAAAACACCATGGGAATGATGCCAAAATTTGCCAGCCCGGCAGCAGACTACGTTGAGCGCCGCTTGAGCCTTGATGAGATCTGCATTTCAAAACCGAGTGCCACTTATCTGCTACGCGCCGCTGGGCAGGCGCTGGCAGTCGGTATCCATGCCGACGCGTTGCTCGTTGTCGATTCGTCGGCGACGCCGGTGCACGGCAGTATTATCGTGGCCGCAGAAGAGGGCGTGCATGTGCTGCGGCGCCTGCGCCTCTATCCGTATCGCGCGCTCGAGTTTCTCGATGGATCTGGCCGTGAAACTGAACTCGGCAACGAGGATTCGGAAGAAGGAATTCAGGTGTTTGGAGTGGTGATGTATTGCGTGAACGATATGCGATCTTGCGAGTGGGATGATCTACCTGTCATATGA